TTCCTGTTCCTAATGTTACGTTATCGTTAGTGTTTGATAAAGATACAGTTGTAGTTCCTGAATCTCTAGTCCAATAACCTAATACTCCACTTGAAGGTGGTGTTGAGGTTAATTGTTTACTAGCGTTTGTATAAACACCTAATGAAGCTGTGAGTCCACTATCTATAATCTCACCAAAAGTTACTGTATCTGTACTCTCTACATCTTGATTCATATCATAAAGTTCATTAGCCCCTTGTCCTGTATTTACAGTAGAAAATGTTACTGCGTCTGTACTCTCTACGTCTTGATTCATAGCGTAACATTCAACATCACCGTTACCTGTATTTATAGTTGGCGTGTCAAATGTACCGCTATTATCTACAACAACTTCTCCATAAAGCGTACTTCCATCACAAAATCCGTTTATAGGTAAGGTTAAGAGTATAATGAGTATAAATAGTTTTTTCATTCTAGTATCAGTTTATCTCCACTTTCTAACAATAAATAATCTCCACTTTCTAACAATAAAAATTCAGCAGTTGGTATTGTACTCCATGTCTGACGTGTTGACCCGTTTACTGTAAGCGTTACAGTTGTTCCGTCAAAACTAACACAGGTATCACTATCAAAACATAAATCAGCACCGTTTATTGTTAAATCACCTGTCATTGTATCGCCTGTAACATCAACATAAATATCGCCTACTAAGGCTTCAATGTCAGATTGATTTAATGTTCCTGCCAAATTGCCTGTGTACGGATTCATGTACTTAAAATCAATAGCCTCTGCCTTTAGAGAACCAAGTATCATAATCCCGATAACCAAGACTAGCACGACTAGTCCATGATGTACTAAATGTTTCAATTTTTCCGTCTCCTATATAATATTTAATTGTTACATTACTTGTATCTGATAAATCCCTTTTCATTATTACAAAAGACCCATTATGTGCTAACCATGCGTCATATTGCACTGTTGAGCTTGAGTAGTCTTGTCTAGCAGCTTGAAAGTTAAAATTATCTCCACCGCTATTATGAAACTGCATTTGCCTATCAAATACTGTTAAACCACTCATGCTAAATCTCCATACGCTATTATAGATTCAGTTGTTGGGTCAGTTAAATTATTAGAAGAATCCCTAATATTAACATTCATACCAGTGGGGTTTATGTTTGCTACTTGATGATTCGGTTGGTCTCCTGATATTGAAAAAGAATAAGCACTACTATCAAAAGCGTTAGTCCAGCGTACTACAAAATTACCTATACTTTGTCTGGATACGCTAGTAGTGTTTAATTTATCCCCTATAATCGATGAACCATTAAACTGAACATAGGCTTTAGCTACGCCTATATTAGACGCTAATTTATCTGCTGTTACATTTGCGTCTTTAATCTTAGCAGTTTCTACAGCGTTATCTGCTATCTGGTCAACTGTTATTCCGTCATCTTTAACTTGTAAGCCGTTTGTTGCATCGTTTTCTAATGTTGAGCCGTCTATTTCTATACTGCCCCAAGCTGTACCGTTGTAATGAGCTAATGAGTCGCTTCCACCTGCGGGTAATCCTGTTGTTGCGTCTTTATTCTCAAATGCTGTACCAGCAGAGTTATACCCTAACAATTTACCGCCACTAGCTATTGGTAATGTGCTATCTGTTATGCTGGTAGTAGATGGTAATTTTACTGTCCTATTTAATTCCTCTTGTTGTTCTTGTGATTTCATTGTGCGTTTATCTAAAGCAGTTTCTGTTGTGTCAGCCGGAAATGCACCGAAATCGCTATAGTCTGTCGCTTGTGTGTCTGTTGTTTCTCGGTATATTTGTAATTGGTAAGATGCACTTGCGGCACTTCCTACTGTTACTGTACCGCCTACTCCGTTATCGTTTAAGTCAACAGAATATTCACCAGCTGCCGGAGCTCCGGTAGTATATGTTAGTATAGTTTCTGTACCTACTGTCCTTAGTACAGTTTTTGCTTTAATATCGGTTAAAGCAGACGATAGACCTGTGAAAGTAAAGTCAAAATCTACTGTTGAACCGTCCATATTAAAAGTATCGCTTCTGTTGGTTGTGTTTACACTCATTCTTTTCCTCCATTATTTATTTGATTATCATATATTTCCAGTTCTTTTAATGCTCTATCTAGCAATAAAGAACCTTTGCTTAATTGTATCTGCTCTTTCATTAGTCTTTTTTTCTTTCTCATTAAAATCGCTTTAGTTCGGGTGTCTAATGATTTTTCTAGTTCTTTATCTATTTGTTTTATAGTGTCTAGTTTCCCCTGTACTTCTTCTGTATTTTGGGCTTTTAATATAGTTAATGCTCCTTTAAATAAAGGATATGGAGAAATCTTGTTTTGTTCTAAATCTTGCCATACTTCTTTTATCAATCTTTCATCTTTTCTTTCAATACCTGTCTTAAATAATTCTATACCTTTATATCTACTCATTCCCTTTGAACTTGGAAAAGCTAAATCAGTTATAATAAAATCTTTGTCCTGATATGTTAATGAACTAACAGACATTGGTAATGGAGTTTTTATTAAATCTTTCGTTATTCCCCATACCTTTTCCCAGCCTTTTTTATCGGCTATGTCTCTTATTCTATATCCTGATAATGTGTGTCCTGTGAACCACACAGCAAGCTTTTGCAGTGATGGAGACATTTTTCCTCCCACCTTTTTAAGTGTTGCTGATATTGGGCTAAATCCAGTATCGTCAAAAAATAACTCTGGTAGTTCTCGAAATTGTTTTCCTATCCTTAAATATATTTCTTTGCCGTCTTTATCTCTACCATAAAATAAATGTGTTTTGTGTCCTATTGCGTTTCCTACCATAGTATAATCGAATAATGACATATCTTTGGGGTATAACTCTGGATTATCTTTTTGGTCTTTTCTTCTTATTGCACTATTGAGTAATTGTATCCCGACACCGATAGACAATGCTGCTCTTATCCAAAATCTTTGTCCTGACTTTGCTCTTAAATTTTTAGTTTGTTCATATATAGCCCCAGCCCCCGTTGGAGATAATGCCTGTCGTATTGTTGATATAGTCCAGTCGGGAGAGAGTAAACTCCATGACGCTATCTGTAATGTTTTCGGAGATACCATTAACATATCCCAATTCTGTCCACCAAACGTATCGTTTATCAACTGTGCTATTTCTCTTTTTTGCAATGTAACATTTTTACTGTAATCTATTCCACCTACTAAATGCTCATAGGCAAATAACTTTAAACTATCGTGATAATAATTCCATAATGCTTTATCCCATTTTTCATTACCTACCGCAAGCAGTTTAGTTAATTGTTTAACTATTGGAACATTAGCAGTATTTTTTGCAAATTCATTTAATGCTCCTTGTATTTTGTTTACGGGTATATCTGCTGTTGGTCCGAGTTGAACACCCGCTTTTATTGCGTCTAATGCTAATTCTTCTTTTTTAAATACATCATATTCTCCCTTTGCAAGTGCTTTGTATATTTTGGGAAAATTAAAAGCTATTCCGAGTGTTTTTTTAAAACCCATTGTGGCAATACCAGTTTCTGCTAATGCCGTATGATGAAATAAAGATAAACTCAACTGTGTTTTTTTCAATACACCGTTTATTGCTTCATAGGCTTGTATAGCAGGGTGTGAAATTCTTGAATCAAATATTGTTTTTAATGGTTTTACTAAGTCGGGGTGAACTTTAATCGGTAGTTTAACCAGTTTAGATAATTGTTCTTCTATTAACAATTTAGCATTATTTTCAAAATCAAAATCAACTAGCTGTGATAATACTTCATCTTTTTTCAATCTTTCTAAAACATCGACAGTAGCGTTCGGTGCTAATTGATAGGCTTTTTGAGGATTAGTAAATAGATGTGCAAACAATTCGGCTATCTTTTCCTCTGTTGATTCTGCGTATTTTTTCCCATATCTTCCTTCAACACCGTAAATTTTTGTTAGTTTTTCTATTCGTTCTTTGTTTAAGTTGAATATTTCATCTTTGTATTTATCAACGAAAGCATCTCCAAGTTCTAAAGCTTCGTCTAAATGATGTCCTATTTCGTGAGCCAATGTACTGCTTTTAAAAAATCTTTGTAGCTGTATTTCTTTTCTCTCCCCACCGAAATATAAACCTGACGGTCTTGGTTTACCAAAAGCAGTGGGTGCTATTCTTCTACCTATTGCTACTCCCATTTGATTTAAAATATCAACCATCTCATCAGATATTCTTTCCCCTAGTTTCTTCTCTCCGGGAACAACCATTCCTTTGCGTAATGCTGGGTGGTCGAATAATACCCAATGTTTAGGTGCTTTATCTATTCTAGCAACTAGTGGTATATCATTTTCTTTAGAAGCCATTAACGTATCAAGAAACTTTCTATTTTCTATGGCTTTGTTACCTGCTGAATCGTGTATTCTTATTATTTCTGCTATGTCTAAAGTTTTTGGTTTAAGACCAAATTTTTCTATTCCTTCTTTGTATGTTTGAATAAATCTCTTTTTAGCAAATCTGCTTTGGGTTGAAAACCATGCAGACACTTCGCTGACTTTGCCTTTTGGTATCTCAAAAATGTGTGTAACATAATCTTCTATCTTGTCTTGTGCCATATTCCCAATTTGTTCTTTGTATTCTTTAAATCCTTTGTCAAAATGCTCTCCTATTTTTTCTGCTACTGGTTTTAAATCCTCTGCTTTATCATCAAACACTTTTTCTAAATCAGGTCTGCCTAAAGCTGTTGGCACATCTGTTTTTTCTATAATAAAAGGTATTATTTCTCTTTCTTCTTTACTTAATTTAGTTGATATATTTTTGTTAATAAATAACTCTGTATTATAATTTCTCTCATTAAGATTTAGTCTTCTTTTTCTAACACTATCTATTAAAGCACTTTTACCTTTAGATGCTTTTTCTAAGTTAATTTGTTTATCTAGCATTTCTTTTTCTTGTTTTAATTTATCTAATTTTCCTTTTGTTACTATTGGTTTAATTTTAGATTGTTCTAATTTTTGTGGTTCTGTTATATCTGCTTCCCCGTGTGCTTCGTTCCAGATGTCGGTGAGTTGTTTTGGCAATGTTAAGTCAACATTTAATGAGCTCCCAATTATTTCAACAGGAGCTTCTTTTATACCGAGTTCTTTTAAAGCAATAAGTCTATGATTTCCGTCAATAACTCTACCATCCTCAACTCTAATAGCTGGCGAGTTTCCGATAGCTTCTCTATGCTTTAATGCACCAACAAAATCTCCACCCTGTATCTGCTTTTTTATTTCATCAACAAGTTCTCTATTAATTTCTGTTTCGTATATATCAAGAGAATCAACTTTCGCAAATTGTACCCCTTTCCCAAACTTACTCTCCACAAACTCCTGTGCAGTCTTATACTTCTTGGCTTCTTCGATGAGAGGGTCTTGGGTAGTAGGCTTGTTTGCTTGTTTCCAGATGTCGGTGATACTAACACCTTTTTCTTTAGCATATAAATCAGCAAGTTCTTCTAAGTTACCCTCTATTTGTTGGATAGTTCCTTTTATTGGTTGATTATTTCTTTGTGCAGATACAAACCTATTATGCCCATCGTCAAGTATATATTTATCTTTTTTAAAATCATATATCAAATCAACTGGTGGTGCTGTCTCTGGGTTATATTCACCTTTAGCTGTATCTAATGCGTGTGTATAATCATCTTTCCATTTAATCTCTACCTTATCTGTAGGTATTATTACTATAGTATCTCTCTCAACACCTTTTAAATCTTTTAATATTTCATCAAACCCTAGGGCTTTAAACTCCTCAGCAGTCTTATACTTCTTGGCTTCTTGAATAAGTGATTGTTCTGATGACGGTATTATATTTTCTTTAGGTGCTGATAAAAACTGTTTTGCTTGTTTTGCTTTCGGTTTGACAACAACCGGCATTGGTGTCTGTTTTTGATTTAAACCCTTTGAGGCTTTTAGTATTTGCTGATTTACTTTTTCTAGAAACGCAAGTGTGTTAGATTTGTCTTTTATTATTTTAGTTAAACCACCGGCTTTTTTTATTTGTTGATTAAGAAACGCTTTTCCGATATTATTAGCCTGTTCTCCCGATAAGTCTGGTCTTTTGGTTTTAGCATACTGCCCGAGAGAATCTCCTATTGTTTCAATAGCTTGTTTCCTCATTCGAGTATCTCTGCCTATTGTATCTATTCCTTCTACTAATCCAAATATTGTAGCAGTTATTCCAGCTTCTGCGTTTGTTGCACCCTCTGATTTAGCATATAAAAAACCTAAAGCTGATGCACCACTCATTGCTTTTAATCTGTTGGGGTTAGCACCTAGTGCACCCCACAATAGACCCAAACCAAAATCTTTTGAGACCGCGTTGCTTAATTTCGGTAAATCTATTTCCCCTTCTTTAGAAGCTTTTATTGTTTCTTCTATAAAGGTTTTTGTGCCAAATGTTCCGGCTCTCCATAATGCTGTCGGTAAATACCGAGCAAGTATCGGGCTTGATTCAGCTAAAATAGATTTCATCATGCCTAACTTAGCAGGAACACCAGCTGCCCCTAAACCCACAGAAGTTGCCATAAAACTTCCAACTTCTCCTGCGATTGCCCCTGCTGTCGCTGCTATCGGGTGCTCTTGATATGATTTATCAAATGCTTTAGAACTAAAATTACCAAATGTACCTCGTTCTATTGCTTTTCCTATAAAAGCGTATGCCGCAGGCTCTCCTGCTATCAATGGTTTATCAACCAACCCTAACTCTTGTAAAACAGGTTTGACGTGTTTTTCATATAGATTAGGTTTATATTCTTCGATAACCCCTACTGATTCTCTGTCTGCCTGTGTAAATTGAGACAAATCTAGGCTTTTAATTTCTTCGTCTGTGAAGTCATCTGGAACATCAACTGTGGCATTAAGTTCTTCTACATAAATTCTCATTGTTCTTCTTTATTTCTTGTAATCGTATATGTTGCTTTACTTTTCTTTTTCTTGCTTGGTGATGTTAATCTTGTCACTTTTCCTTTAGCATCTAAAATAACATCTGGCACATCTTCTAAATTGTTAATTGATGGGTAGTTTTCTCCGTAATATTCTTTAATAATAGCATCTTTAATTTCTTTAATTTGTTCACCTTGAGCATTGGTTCTATTAACTCTTTCATAAAATTGATAAACTAATTCCTCTATTTTACCTTTAGCTATGCCTGTTATTTGTTCGTCTGTAAATTCTCCACCAATGACCTGATTAGCCCATGCTTTTAGTCCTGCTGCTTGGTTTTTTATTTCTTTGTTCTTTTTTGTTTCAGATATATTTTGTGCTTGAGTAATTAAGGTTCTTAGCTGTTCTTCTTTAAGTTTTTTGCTATTATTTTGTATTTTTTGAACAACTTTGTTTAAATCGTTTTCGGTATTGTTATCAAAATCGTTAATGCCTTTAATATCCGACATAAGTTCATTATAAACAGCATAATCTGTTTCTACAGGCGGAGTAGCCCATCTTTCGTTCATTTTATCTAAATCTTCAATATCAATGATTTTTTCTCTTAGAAGTTGTTCTGCCTCTGCTGGGTCGTATGTTCCATAAGACTGCTTTATATATTGTTCTTGTATTGCGTTTCTTTTAGCCTCTTTTTTCTGTCTTTCCAATTCTTTTTCTGTTCTATCTTGTAGATTAGTTAAATATTTGTTTCTTTTTGTATTCCATATTTCTAAATCGTCGTTATATTGATTGGTTTTCTCTGGAGTTAATATTCCACCTTTAAATCCTGTAGATACTAAATTTTTAGCTTCATCTAATGCACTATTCTCTCCGTTAAGATAAGAACTATATAATTCGTTGTAACTATCATTAAGATTAACTCTGCCTTGATTTGTCTGTTTCTTAAAAAACAAATTACCCAACTTGAGCTTGTTTGCCATTACAGAGTTTTCAAGCTCTATCGTTGCTTTTTGTTTAATCTCACCATCAGATAAACCTTCCATGCTTTCTTGGTATGCTGTTTGTAATTCTTTTGCATAGGTATCGTAATTGTTAACATCTGGGTCTTGTCCGGCTCTTTGAAGTATATCGTTTAATCTTGATGTATAATTGCGTTTAGCAGTGATATACTGCATTGTGTCATGGGCTGTTTTAAGTTTTTCCATTACCTGTATAGCTTTACGACCTTGTTGTGCTGTTGAAGTTAACTCATCACCTAACATTGGTCTTGGTACTTTTTCGGTTATTTGTCTTTGTGAGTTATATAACGGTAATTGTGGCATATTATCTCCTTTAAAATGCTAAATGCTTATATCCTCCGGGATAGTTGCTTGGCCCACCTACAGGGTCTGCGGCTGGTGCTTTCATCATACCACCTGCGGCTAATGCCCCTATGTTTAATAAGCTACTTATAAACCCATATTTAGCTACTTTTTTCTTCATTTTCATCATTTGAGCAGCACCTTGATATTGTCTGCGTTTTACTTCTAAATTGTATTGTCCTATTTGTTTATCGTATTCCATTTCTGTTAATGTATCATACATTACATCAATAGGAGAACCACCAAAACCAACTCCTGACTTAGCTATTCTTGCAATAGAAGTACCTTTAGTCTTACGGATAGCTCTATCATACTGTGAGGCTTCTATTTCTTTTTGTCTAGCTACGTTTTTTGCCATTTGTTCGTAATTTGCCATATTATACATAGCTGTTGTACGTTGTGCGGAGTATTCATTAAAAGCCTGTCCGGCATATAGTATTGACATTAGTCCTGATGTATTTATCATTTTTTTCTCCTATTTGTCGTTAGTCTCAACTAAAGGCATAATACTCAATATCTCTACTGGTAAAGGGATACTGTTTTTTATCATTATTTGGGTTTCATCATCCCATGTACCGTTAAAGGTTATGTTAGATTTAATGCCTGTAAATAAAGATTCAGGCTCACCTAAATTAGTCGATACATTTCTAAATCCAACTTGTTTTAAATTATCTTCATCTCTGCCTACTTGTATGCCTAATGTTGAACGATATAACCTTAAACTTAAATTATATATTCTATGTTTTAAACCTTGTGATGTTCCTTTAGCACTTCCACCTTCAAATGGCATGGTATATAATTTACTATCGTATGATAACCCAACTTGGCATATAAAATAGTTATACCCTAAACTAATAGCCCCAGATGATACTGTTCTATTTGGTAAATCAGTACCGCCGTCTGCTAAAATAACCACACTTTCTCCCTCTAAATGGTCTAGCCCAGATAAAGATGTTACAGACTTCGCCCACCTATTAGAAGTATAATTTGACGAACCAAAAGCATATTTAACCCTACCTACCACCGTTGTTTGTGACGTATATCCTGTTATTTCAGCTTCTCCCTGTAATACTCCGTCAACATCTATTGCTCTTATTCTGTTACCAACATCACCTGAAGCGAAATAATTAGCCGAACAAGTAAATAATACTGTGCTTCCATTTGTTGCACTCATACTTAAAGCGTTATTTGTTGCGTTTGATGTATAAGCGTCATATTCTAAAGCACATTGACTATATACGCATTTTTCTTGTCGTGTAGGAGCTATTGGATTGTTAAATAATTCTACATATCTTTTTGTACCACCGTCTATTGTTCTGTTAATAATACACCATACCTCATCATAATTATCACTAGCGTTAGGTATAACAGCGATACTTTCAACACTACAAGTACCGTTTGTTGTTCTTGCGGGTACTTGCCTAGACCAGCCTTGTACTTCTTGGTCTATTTCTCTAGTAAAAGTTGCTATATTACCGTTCTTTAATAGACACCATAAAACACTATCAGGGTTTGATTGATAAGCTAATCTTTTAATACCTGTTCCTGTTACATGGTCGGCTAAGACTGTTTTATCTGTTGATTTATAGTTATCATTGTCATAAAAATAAAACATCTCTCGCAGTTTCTTAGCAAACCTTTGTACATAATAAACAAAGTTTCCTATTTTAACTGGTTGTATGTTTTCACTTCCCCAGCCTGTTTGTTTAATAGCGAATATATTTGAAGGGGTGATTGCTTCGTTACTTGAACCACTTGATATTGTATATTCACCGTTAAATGTCCCTGCTATCAATTTAGTTGTTGACGTAAGAAACTGTATATCAGAGGCTACATCTGAGCCTAATTCTATTGTTATCGGGTCATCATCTGCAGGGCTTCCTAATGTTTCATCTGCAAAATCATCATATACAAATATCTTACTACCCCATATTCTATTAGGTTGATACTCTGTTCGAGCAAACCATAATCTACGTTCATGGAATGTAACACATCTTGGATATCCTCTTACACTTGAAAAAGCTGCTTCTTGCCAGTCATCTGTACCAGCTGCCGGTACTGCTAAGCTATATGTTCCTAAAACTGTCGCTGTTACGTTAGTTGAGTTTGCATAAGCTGTTACAACAGCTAATCCGTCTTGAACTCTCCATACTGTGCCAACGTGTCCAGCTTGAAATAATGCTGTTGATGAGGATAAATTAACACTACCTGTGTTTCCTGACGCAGCTATAATTTTGCTTTGGTCTGTATTTGTATCTAAGAAAGGACCACCCCTTACATCGTTTGTATCATAAAAAGCTAAATCTGATATACTCCAATTAGTTGACGCTGTTCTTACTAATTGTCTTGGCGGGTGTGAAGAATGAGTTAAATATAAAACATCGTTTTTCTGTGTAAACTGAACATCTTCTAATTGGGTTTCTGTGTAACTATGTGCTAACTCATAAGGACTACCACCACTTAATACTTGTCCCTGTGCTGTGTAAAATCTAAAATAACTTGGTCCAAACTCTATTATATAAGCGTCTGTCCGGTTAAATACAAAAGGCAATAATCTTGCTGTTTGGCTTGAGCCTGATTTGATTGAGCTTACGTATGTTGTACCCGGTGTCATTAAAGCCGGACCATAAGGTCTTACTAAGAAGTTTTCTAGCTCATCAGCCCCTCTATAATATTGGTCTATATCTTGTCTGCCTTTGATAGAGTCGCTTAACTCACCAGACGTAAAAGAGTTTTGTATAGGTGATATTTTAGGCATTTGAGTTATCGTCTCCGTTTTTAGCTAATTCCCATGCGTCATCTTTCATATATTGTTGTGTGCCTATTTGCCCGTTTTGTCCTTTAGCTTTTGGTAAAGATATTTTAGTGTATTTTTCTAAATATTCTTCATATAAAGACCTGCTGTTTGTTATTTTAAAAGATATGTTGGCTGTTAATAAATCAATTAAAGCCTCTGTAAAAAATGCTGGGTATTTATCGGGATTATCTAAATAATAAACATATCTTACACCTAAACCTGATGTATCGCTTATTATGTAATCTCCTTCTTCACGCCATATAGCTTCATCATCATTAGTTGAGAATATCCTTACCACATCAGCTGGTCTGGAATAAACATAACTTTCGTCATCAAACTCCCAATCCATACTTACCGATGGTTGAGATAATAACCTTCGCTTGGTTGCAAAGTTCCATTGACATTCAGATAATAATGCTCTTAAAGATGTATCATATACATTATTTACCGCATTAGCGTTCTCTGTATCTTCTGTTAGGCTTGATATTGTCGATGCACCTAAATTTATTAAGGCTCTATTTGCTATTTCTACTTTTGATGCCATATCTTCTCCTTTAAGATAGGGTACTGGGGGCATTTAAGCCCCCAATAACCTATTAAATTCTTTAGAGCGTATAAGAAACTACACTCTTGATTGTTCCTGTCATAGTTGAAGTAAGAGCTGTTAATTTGATAACTTCATCTCCTGAAGCTGTTCCAATAACATACATACTTCCGTCAACTGCGTTCATTCTTGCTACACTTGCTGATGCTACTGAACTTATTACAATATAGCGGTCTGCATCAGACGAGTCACCAACTGTGATAGTTCCAGCTGCTCCGCACAAGTCATCGTGAAATACTGCTACATCCACGACTTTTGCACCTATTGGGAGTACTGCTATATCAACTGTGTCTGCTGTTGCTAATGCTGACGCTTCATAAGTATCAGTCCATACATACACCGGAGATTTGACGAGACCTTTATCAATGATATTGTCTCCTGAACCACCGGCATCATATTTAGTTACATTTGTTGCTTTTGCCATAGTTCATTCTCCTTAGCTTTCAATAACTTCTACTTTAATAACCTTGTCTTCTTCAAGACGTACCGCACCTAAGTTAATTTCATAGTAAATTTGCCATGAATAACTTAAATCGTCTCTTTCAGATGTTCTGATATAAGGCATATCTAACATACCTAAGCATATACCATATCGCTGAAAAGCAATACAATCTCTTGTGCTGCTTGCTGAGTTTAGTCTTGTTGAAGTAATCCATTTAAAGCCCATCCATGTGTCAATTTCACCTCTTACAAGTGCTTTAACTGCGTTGTAGTCTGCTGATGTTGCTTGTTCAACAGAAAGCAAATCTTCTAATGCCTGTGGAGATACGATAAAAAATCTATCATCCATATCTACATCGGCTTCATCAAAAGTTCTTTTTGTTTCTGTTACTTTAGCGAATGTTAAACCTGTGTTAGTTGATACTACTGTGTTAGTTAATGTGACATCGGTTGAACCTGTTTCCCCTGATTTTGCTGTTCCTGTAGCTGCTGCGATAATTACGTCATCAATCTTTCTACCGATTGATTGAGCTGCTGCGATAGAGTATGCACTCTTTGGGTCAGCTAGTGAACGTAAACTATCTCCTCTATCAAGCAATACAGCATCATGGTAATCTACCATTGTTGCCATACGTCTTGAAAGATTAGGGTCGCTACTAGGAGTTGCAGCATTTCTTCCTGCTTTAGTTGACATAGACCATTCACCAATCTGGTCTTGGAAGAAAGTCTTACCTGTTACATTTGGCTTACGATAGACAGTATTCAATAACTTTGAATACTTCTGTTGTGCCAACTGCATGATGTTTTTACCATACGATTGAACGTATATGGCATTGTTTGTGTCAGCCATTGTTGACTCCTTGTTAAAATAACCAATATTTGCAAAAACCCTGTTGTTTTGGTTGATTATCCTAAAAGGGTCAACCTCGACTTAAACCAAATTGCTCAGGTCTCTTTCGAGATTGTCTGAAAATACAAAGAGCTTAATTGAACACTCAGCCGAAGCCGAGAATCGGGCTAAAACCGCATAATGGGTTCAATTTTAAGAGGGCTATTTAAGTTGTCCTCTTTGCTCTATGTAGGACACCTTCTAACTCTAATACTTGACGCATCGCCTCATCTCTTAACTCTTGTGGTTCTTTTTCATTCCAGTATGGATGAGTTAAATCCCCCCTTATTTCATCCAACTTACGTTGTGCTTCTGCCGGAGTTAATGAAAATGCACGAGCTTGAAACTGTCCTATTTTATGTTCACTAAACTGGTCGCCTATCTTTGCTAAAAACTTAACTGCTCTTGGGTCTTTAGTTAAAAGATTGGCTAAATAATCAGATGTTTCTTTATCTTGTGAGAAAACTTCTATTACTTGGTCAGCTAACTTAGCATTAGCCTCGTAAGCGTCTCCCCATTCTTCTCTTAATTTAGCTGATACTTCGTTCATTTTACCTTCGTAATCTCTTACAGCGTTTTGGTATTGGTCAACCATAGTGCTAGTATAGTCTTTCCATAAACCTTCTGCTTGTTTTTGCGATAATCCTAATTTATGTACTATATCGCTAAATTTACCTTTATCAAATCCTACACCTTCTAAATCGCTAGGAAACTGTACCTCATCTAGTTTATATCCTGTCGGCTCATCAGGTACGCCCATCGCCTTATTAAATGCCTTTATTGCTGCTGTATCGTTAGGGTCTTTAGGTATAGGTACTTTCTCATGTCCTAATAACTTCTCAAGGTTTAAATGCGACTCTACCGCCTTAACTAAACCTTCTCTGTCATCGCCAAACTTTTGTAATGTTGGTGAGTTTCTTAAATCTTCTGTTAACTCTAACTTCCAG